ATCATACATTCTTTTTGCCCCTTTGTTAACACTTCCTCCACCTGCAGCTCTCACTGCATCAGCGGTCATTACAAACTCATTCTTAGATAGTCTTGCAGGGACATCATCGGCTTTTTCCTTTGCACCAATAGGCACAAAGCCGCCTGGTCTTAAATCCATTTCAGCTGGCATACCACCCATTTTTAAATTCATGATACCACCTTCTGCTTTTTCTTCTCTAAAAAGGTCCAGTTGTCTTATTATTTCTTCAATCTCTTTTTCTTTTTCCTCTTCATCTCTAAGAACTCCAGCCTGTGTTCCTTGTGCTTTTCTTATCGCATCAAACATCTCACTCAACATTTGTCTAAAACCAACATCACCACCCTCTGCCTTTTTGCTGTATAGGTCTATGCCGTAGACATTAAACAATTCTGCCATGGCCTCTGAAACGTTAACACCTTCTTCTATTTGTTGATACAGTTGACGAACTCTGCCTTCGTTTGATTTTTGAAATATTTTTAATGGTGAAAAATCTGTTGCTGCCATGATGCCTTTTGGAGGTGTTTCTTCATCTATAGATTCTTCTATCAAAGAATCTAAAATAGAATCACCTGTTGGTTTACCACCTCGTGGGTCCATACCACCAAAAGCTAGACCAACGCGTCCACCGCTCGCCTTACTTTCACCAAATAATCCTTCATATATTTCTATAATTTCATCGTCTGTTTTGTCATCTAAATCTTTACCACCAAAACCACCACCACCAGCGGATAATATTTCATTTTTCATTAAAAGAATTTTCATACTTTGCATAGAATCACCTAATGATCCGCCGTTTTTAAAACCAACACGAGTCCTCATTAAACCACCGTTAGCAGCATAACCTAATTCATTTAATCTTGTATCAATATACTCTTGATCAAACCCTGCGTTTGTTAAATATCTAGTAATAAAATCTACTCTTGTCATGATGTCCTCGTTTTCTGCATCTTCTTGTTCTTTTAAATAAGTTTCGTAAGCATTGTTAGCTTCTATGGCTGCGTCTTGTGTCGCCTCTATTGCACCTGCTGTTGTTGGAACGGCAGCTGCTTTTCCTATTTTACTAAAGTTAGCCAATGAAGGACTACCTATTTTATCCGGTGATAAAAAATCACCAGCTGTTCGTAAAACGCTTTGTATTCCTGTATCAGGTCCCATAATATTAGCAGGTTTTATAAACTCACCACCACCAATGGTTAAACCAGAAACAGCCGTTGATATAGGATCAAACTTTTTTCCCAAGGCCGAGTTTGTTATTGCGTTAATGAGACTGGCAGATACACCTTTTCTTAGAGCGGTATTTGTAATGGCACTCATGATACCACTGCCCGCTAAATAAGGTGCACCAAACGTAGCTGCAATATAAGGTAGGGCAGGTTTTATCTCATTAGGGATGATATTATCAACAACTCTTGTTATAGGTTTAAATGCTTTTTTAATTGACCCCATAATGTTCCTTTGTATATCTTGTTACGACTCTTGTGATATCTCCATTATCATTTACACGGAGCCATTTCACAGGTTTATTACAACCCAATAAATTAGTAAAGTATTCTTTAGTCTCTTTCATAATATCTTTAACGCTGCCTAAACAAATAGTATCAATATGCCAGGGGATGTTCCCGCTATTATAATCTTCAGGGTTTAGTTCTGCTGTTGTCATAAATCTTTTCTCTGCATCCTTGTTTAAAAATGCCCAATTCGTAAAAGCAAAAGGTAATCCATCTTTGTAATGAATCTTGTATTGATTCAGATCTACGGACGGGGCGATGTGTTCTAGCACGTCCTCGAACGTGTGATCTTTATAGCGAGGAAACGACTTATAAAGTCCGAAAGCTACGGTAATATCGTATAATTTACCAGTATCTATCATAAATACACTACTTTTTTTTGCCTCAAAAATCAACTATTCATCCTATGATTGAGATGAAACATCTGGCAGTTTAGCGACTTTTATATTAACGCTTCTAGATATGTCTTCTTGTTTTGTGTCTGTGTTAGAGTCGTTAACATCGTCCTCTGCGGCCTTATCAGACGCATATTCAACGTTAGTTTTAAGATTCTTGATTGTTACTTCCGTCTCAATCTCAATGTCTTTTATAACCGTGCCATTTACTATCGCGTCAGTTTTGCCTTTTTCTACAAAAGATACCATTTTACCTCCTTAGTCTCTACTTATCTCTAATATTGAAACAACCACATGTAGCCTGTTTGCAGTTGCAGCTTGTGCCTTCAATACTTCATTTTCAAGAAGAACCAAAGGCTGTGTTAATAATTCGTTTGTTGCTTTTGCAGATATGGCTTTGTCCTTAAATAAACTAAACACTGCGTCAGCGGCGTCTGTCACTGTAAAGGTTACTGTATCTGCATTATCACTATCCTCTGAAACTAGAATAGATTTTATAATAGCTCTTGAGTTACTAGGAGCCGTATAAATTGTTGTATTGTTAGTAGTTGTTAAATCTACTTTTGCATTTTTATATATATTAGCCACTTAAAAACCAAGAGAATCTCTCTTGCTCCTGTTTTATTTCATCTAAAAAAGTAGAATTTAATTGTTCAATAATTGTAGTAATAGATCTGTTTATCTGTTTTTGGTTAGATGTATCGTAATTATCTTTTGGTTCTGGTATTTTTACATTTATTTTTGCCACTATCTGCCTCCATCTTGTTGTACATCTAAACTAAAGGTTCCAAACCTCCAGCTTTGATCAATGTCATCGTTTTCTATTTTTATGTTAACATATCTACCACGAGCTCTTGTATCTTTTTTAGTTGTTGCAGATGTAATAGAGAAAGGACTCAAAGACGTAGAAGTATCTTCTTGAGCTGGAAAACGTTTCACGGCCAACGTTACTTTAGCAGTGCCTTGCAATGCTTTGAAGTCTGGTACAAAACGACGAACAGATAAAAATCTATCACCTTCACCCCCTTGTCCTTCTAAGTCAAAGTCATAAGATTTTACAAAAGAGCTAATCGCGGTGCTCGATCCATCTGTATTGATCTGATTATTACCTACCTCGTGTTCAAAATAAATTGTAGCTCCAAGACCTGTAACTCCTTGTATAGTAGGAAAGGTACCTGTGTCACTAGAAGAATAAGATGTTGCATAAGGTTTTGGGTATATCTTAGCGTCCATCCATGAAGTTCTACCCTCTGTGCTAGTATACCAAATACCACCAGGGACCTGTGATCCTATGGACTCTAAATAATTATATGCAACTAATCTGTTATTAAAACTTTGACCAGATGTGGGGTACCACCAAATAATCTCTGTGAATAGGTTGTTAACACCTGCTGTAATCTGTTGTCCTTTTGTTAAATCAATATCGTCGTATACAAAATCTTCTACAGAGCAAGGTAGTGATTTAACTGTACCATCGAATAAAAAGAAACCATTATTACTCATCCAATACGCAACACCATCTATCTCAACAGCTGCGTTCTTACCAATCAAACCACAGTTCGTACCTACTTGTTCAAAGCCAAAGGTAAAAGGAGCTCCGATAAACTTCATGGTATATAAAGCAGTATCGGTCCATATTAGAATTGTTTCTTTTGCTTTGATTGCTCCGACTATCTTAGTTCCGTCTTGAAGTCTTTGTGTGCCCGCTGCATTTACTGCAGAGGGTATAAAAGTATTAATATCTTCTTGATCAGCAAATCTAATAAACATGTCATCTTGTGTGCTAGCTGTACCTATTGTTGTTTCTGTTCCAAAATGTATTAAGTGTCTTGTGGTAGGTGATATCAAAGTTGCTCTAGAGGCTGTTGGATTGTTAGAAGTAGAAAAGCTAGAAGTGCTAGTCGACGCTCTGTTCGCAGTAGGTGTTGTCGCTCCGGCGTTCCATGTAAAGGTTTTACCGTTTGCAACAGTTGCAACTAAGACTTGACCAAAGTTATCAAGGGACCAAAGACCTGGCTCTAAATCTACTTGATCAGCTTTCACAGCTACACCCCATCCACCAAAGTCTGTCGCATTAGTAGCCGTAGCTCCATTGCTATGTGTCGCTGCAGTGGTTCCAAGAGCTCCTCTTGTACAACCTGTTAAATCGTTTGTGGATTTACCTGTATAGGTAATAAGTTCTGAGTCTACTAAGATCGTACCTGCAGTAGGAAAAGAAGCAGCACTTGTTAAAGTAATAGTTGTCTCTGATGCGTCTAACGCTTCGTTTACAGTTGTCGCTGCAGCAGAATCAATTGTACCACCCCAGTTACCTACACCCCAACCATAACCATAAGTTTGTTCTCTTGGACCAACAGGTTCATAGAACTTACAAGTCATAGATCCTCCTGTTGATATGGAGGCTGTAGCAGCCGCGGTTGATGTAATAGTAAAAGTTGTTGTACTAGGAACTGTGATTATCTGAAACTTAACGTCTTCAAAATTAGAGGCACTAAGACCTGTGCCGCTTGGTAAAGTGACACTATCTAGTTGCATTATGTCACCAGCTTTTGCACCGTGAGCAGAAC